TCTGTGTCATATTCTTGAGTGAAGTTCTCATGAACACAGACATAATCGTAGAGAGTAGATCCGAAGATACTGAACCCATCTACATCGGAATAATTGTTGACAAAGTCACGAGCATCACGAATGCTACCAAATTTGATTGGTTCCATAAACTGCCCATCATACGACTGCCAGTCAGTCATCTGCTTTGCAGGAACATACAGCGTTGGCTTATACTCGATTCGGTCAGTGAATCTTGAACCATGATCATAACCACGCACGACAACATAGTTGCCACGCATAAAGAAGTTTGTGTAGAATTTCATTCTTACATTCTACAACAATTAATAATGTTTGTCAAAATACTCATCGACCGTCGTAAATTTATGATCAATAATCTCCAACAATTTTGTATTATCTGATTCTGTAAACTTCTGGTAATGGCACTTTAAGTTATTTGGGAAATCGATTTCGCCATAATCGCAACTGTGTTTTTTCACGAAATGGTCTGCTATGTGCTGAAACGAAACCGATTCGCCAGTTCCAAGGTTGAATACCCCACTAACATTGGTCTGTAAAAGTTTTTCGTGAACTTCACAAATATCATTAACCCAAATAAAGTCTCTGTACAAATCTTCAGATCCCTTAAAGATATTGAAGCTACCTAAAGTGGTAATCTGGTTTTGCCATTTGTATATAACTGATGCTTGTTCTCCTTTGTGCGCCTCAAAATCACCATAGACATTGAAATATCTTAGTCCTAAAACTGGTGACCTGAATGTATTTGCATTTTCTTGAATTATTCTATCAAAGAAATATTTGCTCCAAGCATATGGCGTTTTTGGGTCACAAGGACCATCTTCTTGGAAATGGGTTTTCTGTCCGTAAACACTTGCGCTAGAAGCATAATGCAGAGGAATTTTATGCAGCTGACACTGGTTGAGTAGCCATAAACTAAAATCAAAATTCTTTTTCATAATTTCTTCAACATTGGATTCTGTTGTCGAAGAAATTGCGCCAAGGTGAATAATTAAATCGTATTTTGTTATTGGTGATTGTTCCCAATCTATTCCGTTATTGGCAGCATGAATATATTTTTTCATGTCTTTTGACCAGGTCCATCCATAGAAAGATGTTTTATATTCATAATCCCACGACCATATGTCAACATCATATCCTTTTTGAGTTAGATATAAAGCTAGTGTTCTAGGAATAAATGATTTATTATCCATCCCATTCCAACCAGTGACCAAAATTTTCATATTACCAGTGCCTCAATGTATTTGCTATAATGAAAAAACATGTTACAAACATAATTATAGTATATATTGTACGAAACAGACAAGCATAATCTGCTTCTTTTTTATCTTCAGATACTTTTGTGCCAAGAGTTCGGCACCAGACTTTCCACTTCATACATAATCCAAAAGGGGAGCCGAAGCTCCCCAGTTTGTTTAGAGGATTGGGATCTGCTTCGGCATCAGTTCTTCAGGAATCACACGCTCCAACTGAATTGTAAGCATACCATTCACAATACCAGCACCCTTTACTTCAACATGATCAGCAATAGTGAACACACGAGTAAATGGACGCTTGGCGATACCATGATAAAGATACTCAGTAAAGTCATCAGCTGGTGAACCAACTTCACCCTTCACAGTAATCTTATCACCATCTTGTTCAATAGTCAACTGATCTTTTTCAAAACCAGCAACAGCGATTTCGATAGCGAAGTTGTTATCGCCTTCTTTTACGATATTGTATGGGGGATATTTGGTAGATCGTTCAACTTCTTCATGTACTTGAAACAGTCGATCAAACAAACTGTCGTGACCAATACCAAATGAGTTGAGATGTTTTGCCATCTGATTTAATGGCGCAAGTGCATTGGCTGTATTAACCATAATAGTTCTCCTTTTTCAGCGAGATTAAAGTTTTGCTCCCTTTCGGCGAGCGATAGTTGGCGAAAATTACAGAGTTCTCCAGAGGACAACTCAAACCCAAACGGAACGCCACTCCGCAAGGGAAAGTATTTGGGGCATTCCTTTGGGTAATAAGGAAGGAATGCCAAAACCCCATCTGGTCAGCTCAATTAAGCAGCAAGAGCCAGAGTGTAGTTGTCATCGTTTGCAACTATTTTAATGCTTCTTCGACCAGGTGTTCGCCCAATCCTTGCGGTCTTTCGCCTTGACCGATTCTCCACGAAACCTACACAATTGCCTGTCGAACCTAGTCATCCCCATCAAAAGCACACCAGCCTTACGATGTCCCTTTCGGCTCCAGCAGTTAGACTCGACTCAACAGGTCTATCTGATGCGCTTTTGGTGGAGATGGGGAGAATCGCACTCCCGTCCAAACAACCTTCAATTTCGCTTCAACGAATTCTTTAATTATATCCCTGACCTTCTGCGAAGTCAAGTTCCATCTGTGGACTTTCTGGTGGAAATACAATCTCTTCCAGCTCAGGTTCAAAGAAGTTTGGTCCTTTGAGCACCTTACCATCTTCACGATAGATTGGCTTGCCATCAGCACCCAGCTTGCTCATGTTCGATGCATGGACCTCACGGAAGCAGGTATCCAAATTGATACCATACGCATGCCCAGCACCATAAACAACATACAGTAGATCAGTCAATGCGTCGGCAACTCCAACAAGATCGTTCTTGCAAGTTGCTTCCCAAAACTCCTGGAGCTCCTCTTTGATAAGATCATAACGAAGTGCCTGCGTATTAACATCAGGCATTTCTGCATTCAACTTACATTCCTGACCAAATGCAGTCATGAACTCACCAACCATCTCGAAGTTTGTATTCGCACTTTTATCCATCATGTTCACCTTTATATAATCAGCCATAATAATAATTGTAGTTGTAGTGTAAATGAATCTTTGGTCTTACACTTTTGTTGATTTCTTTTGATAGCATTCCATGTTCAAAGTCATAATTGAATGCGATCAAATCTGCTTTGTGTGCTTCAGCAACAATGTCAACCAACTCATCAGTATAGTAGATGCGATAGTCTGCATCTCTTTCTGTCTTTTGCGCATAAGGAAGTTTCTTTTGCAAATTAAATTTATTGGCAATGACTTCCCAATCTTCTTGCAGCGTTTCAAACCGCCCAATGAAGTTGTGCAGCCAGTCTCCCGCTGGATTGACGAAGAATCCAACTTGCGGATTTCTGCCAAATCCTTTGTGATACCAATATGTGTCTGGGTCTTTGAAATTTTTATACGCTAGGATCTTCGTGTTTTCGTTATAACGCCACTTAACCCAATCACCAAACTCAATGTCAACTTTGTCATTTTGTTTCGTGTGCCAGAAGTAATTGCTCACTTCACGATCAAATGGATTGCGCACAAATCCAAAACGATATCTTGTAACAAATGTTTCTGGTTCTGCTCGAAACGCACGAAACAAAGTATCGTGCTGATCGAACATATAGTTTGTGTGAGGATTCAATACTTGTGTTACACTTTCACCGCCAGTCTTTGGGACATGGACGAACATCAAATCACCATTTACTTGCATATCACCTTTTCTTTCCAAGATTATACTTGGCAACTAATTCCCATTCGTCTTTTTCTCTGTAGGGCAACACTTTGATCTGAGAAAGTGGAGCGATCGGGTCACTGCTTCGTCCAGCGTCAACCAGATCAACAAGACCCCACTCAGCAAGAAGGTTGACAATAGTGTTACGCCTTGCCACATCTTCGTCAGCAAAGTTACTAGGCTTGCCGTCAAGCGCAAATAATTCTTTGAAGTGAACAATGTAATATCTCCCCTGTTTATGGAGTATATGACAAGACTGATAGATTGTCCTGTTGCGTTTGGATGCCACCCCAATTCGAGTCAATGTTTCTCTAATTTTTAGGAAGTCATCCTCATTCTTCAGGACGACTTCTATCATGTTTTCAACCATAATTCTGACCTTGTTTTCTTTTTGTTGTTATATTCATTCAGTTTCTTTTGATCTACCATATCAAGAAAGGTCTCATAAGGAACTTTCTCACCATCAAACAGAACATAGTCAACTGGATCATTACCAGGGAACAGTTTGTTCATATAGGTAATGTTTCTCACCATCGTTCTTGTCATTCCCTCTTGCACATTCGTCGGACGAGCATGCAGAGTTATGTTTTGGTCCATGAACACAATTTGTCCATCTTTCCAATCTCGTGTATAGACATACTCTGGTCTATTTACGAGTGACCACAAATGGCTTCTATACTCCAAACTTTCTTCTCTTGTCATGCCTTTAAAATGACTAAAGGCATAGTTCGGAAAGCGAAATCCTTTTCTACCAGTTGCCGTCGTTTCTGTCAGAGGTGTTTCCATTCCATCAATCGGGATGTTAGAATAGATCATTGCCTCTTGTTCAGCAGGGTCTTTGAGTTCCATAGCACCCATGGTGCCATCCCAACCCCATACTGTAATCAATTCATCAACCATCGTTTTATCTTCAGGATTGAGTGCTTCATATGCCTCTGAAGTTCGCAAGAAAGTTGTTTGCGATCCTTCTGAGCCAAACAAACTCATCAGTCCGATAATTCTCTGGCTGTCAACCTTTGATTGTTGGTCACAGTGCCAATCCAATCTACCAGTTGTAAACAATCCAGTTGGACGATTCTTATCGTCACGAAGGAAGCTGACACGACTCATTGTATCGGCATAGTCTTTAATTGCATTGGCAATGTAACCAATATACAATTTGACATCACGCCAATGAGAGCCATTCAGTCTGCCTTCTGCTACTGCCTTATGGATGAATCCTTTTGATGGTTCACCCCAAAGCAGCTGCAGATCGTGGAGTCGCTTCTCATCAATTCGGTCTTCACTCTTATCAATAAAGACCACACATTCGTGAGCAGCGATTCTTCCTACTTCTCTACATTGTTCATCATCGTAGAGATCAACATCTTTAATCTCTACTGCAGTTCCAAGGTCTATCACTTTCATGCTGCATTTCTCATCGTCTCACTGAGTCTTTGATCATCTACCATCTTAGCAAACTGTGCGTGTGGCAGTTTCTCGCCCTTAAACATAATGTAATCAACAGGATCTTGATTCTTAAACAATTTATTCACATGGGAAACCATACGAACCATCGTTCTCTTATCGCCTGCCTTTACATTCGTTGGACGAGCATGCAAAGTAATGTTCTGATCCATGATCATCAATCTGCCGTCTTTCCAATTCTGAGTGAAAACATACTCAGGTTTGTTCAGAAGCGACCACAGATGATCACGATACTTCAAACTTTCTTCTCGGGACATACCCTTGAAGTGACTGAAACTGTGGCTTGGGAATTTAATTCCTTCACGACCAGTTGCAGTATATTCCTTCAATGGGCATTCCATTCCATCAAGAGGAATCATGTGGTAACGAACCAACTCAAGTTGCGACTCAATCAGTTCTTCTGACATCTTGCCACCATCCCAAGCCCATACGGTGATTAATTCATCCACCATGGACTTGTCTTCATGGTTCAGTTTACCATACATTTCAGAGGTGCGAAGAAAAGTTGTCTGACTATTTTCGGAGCCATACAGACTCATCAGACCAATGAGTCGCTGCTTCTCAAAGTGCGACTGTTGATCACTATGCCAGTCTAGTTCGCCGTTGGTAAAGATACCAGTTGGCTTTCCTTTCTCATTAAGATCATAGGAGACACGACACATGCCATCCTGATAATCTTCTACTGCCTTTGAAATGTATCCAAGGTTTAACAAAAAACCACGCCAGTGAGAACCATTAAGGTACTTCTCACCAACATACTTGTGAATCAGAGCACGAGAGGGATCACCCCAACCTGTCTGAATCTCATGTAATCTCTTTTCAGTTACCTTGTCGTCAATATAAACAACGCATTCATGCGCTGCAAGGCGACCAAGTTCTTGACATTCTTCATCGTTATATAAATCGATGTCGGTTACTTGAACCGCATTACCTAAGTCTCTGACCTTCATGTGATTTGCTCCATAGTATTTCTTTGATCGCATTAAGCTGATCATCCGTTAAGATAGTTAGTGCTTGCCTTGCCTTCAATTCATTGTATCCATAATATTCTCTGACAATTGCGACATCACTGTCTTTATCTTTTTTGGACCACTTCGCAAATCGCTTCTTAGGTCTGACAGTATTTAGTAAAAAATCGTACTGTAGTAAATTGTCCAGAAAATGACGAGTGTTCATTTCGTTTGCATAGAACACTGTGTCATTATGATAAGACAAAGCACGATTGGTTAGAAATGGGCTGTATGACTTTTCTGCCAACTTGTCGTTAGCAGTACCACGCATCAGATCCTGCTTGGTCTGATTGATGGAGTTGGTGAAGTCAAAGGGATTGACCTTTGCCATTATTTGAACTCCACATCCACCATGATCTCAGTCAACATTGCCATTGTATTGATCTCTTGATCCGCAGCAAACGCAGACTTGTACTGATAGTCTGCCAGCGTAACAACGATCTGAGGAATGCTCGCAGGTGCCACATGATCATGAATGCTATCATAGAACTTGCGGAAGAATGGAGCAACATCACCATCAATGTTTTGACCAACCCATTTACGAACAGCAGTGAACTCTTTGTTCTTCAGAGCAGTCATAAGAACATTAAAGTTTTCCCCACTAGAATTAGCGAGAATGCCACTGTCAATCCGACCAGTAACGCTGTAACGCTGAAGCTCGTTAAGAATGCGCCGATTGTCAGGAAAGTGTTTAGTAACAAGTTCGGCAACGACTTTTGGTTCATACTCTACTCCTTCGGTTTCCAGGATTCGTTCAACTCGTTTAAAGAACTGCGATGCCATCTTTGGCTTTTCGCTGTTGGGGATTTTGAACTCAACAACCGAACAACGACTGTGGAGCGGTGCGATGATCTTGTTGACAAAGTTACAGGTCAGAATGAAACCGCAGTTGGAACTATACTCTTCCATGAAGTTACGAAGAGCAGGCTGAACAGTTTCCGCATTGAGATAGTCTGCTTCGTCAAGGATAACATACTTGCGTCCACCAGCAAGTGACATGCTAGAGGCAAAGTTCTTGATCTTGGTGCGAAGTGTATCAATGAGACGACCTTCGTCCGAGCCATTGATTACGATATAGTCAGATCCGATCTCATCCAGCATTGCCTTAGCAATAGTTGTCTTACCGATTCCAGCAGTACCAGTAAGCAATAGATTAGGAACATTTCCATTATCTACGAAAGTCTGAAAAGTCTTTTTTAGATTTGGAGGGAGGATTGTATCATCAACAGTGTGTGGTCGATATTTCTCGACCCAAAGAAATTCTTCACGCATAATATCACCATAAACATAATAAAGAAAGGGGGAGCGAACTCCCCCTATTGTACTACGGATTCACTACCTCATACAAGGTTTCAATGTCATCATTTTCTGCTTTGACTTCACTCATATTCTGCTTGTGATAGATACGAGCCATCTTGCGAATATACTTCTTTGGCACATCAACCTTATCTTCAACCACCTGAAGAATATCTTTAATGTGATCTCGCTCCGCTTCAATGCGAGTCAAAGAGTCAGAGATCTGACGCAGTGCTTCACGAATTGAGTTACGAGATTGTTCATCACTTGGAATAATAATATTGCTCACTTTACCATGCTCCAATTTGTTTCACTAGGTTCATTGTTCGTTCTTCAATGCTGACATTTTGGTCTCTCACAAAGTATTCCGCCTGGAATTGGAACAACGCATAATCAATCATCTTGTCTGTTAGTTTCTTTTCTTCCAAGAATCGAACACGATCATGCTCTCGATGAAAATAAACTTCCAGCCATTCAGGACCATTTGGAATCAAATGGTCATATTCAAAGGTCTCGCCAGCTTCAATGATATAGTCACGATCATCTTCTTTTTGTTTGGATGGATTCTGCAACCACATAACATGATTGAATTGTTTGAATGGCATCACGCCTTGCACTTGCAATCCATTAACAACATTGTCGTACACAACAGGATAGACTCCAGCTGCATCTTTTGGACCAAGCACAACAGAGCCAGACTTTACTTCAATCTTGACATGGATATGCCCATTGAAGTCAGCCGTTGTTACATACTTGAACAACTGCTTCTTAGGGTCATCCAGGTCAATTTTGAGTTGCTTCTTACCATCAACCCAAACATCTGCATCAACATTTTCCATCGCAGTTGGTGTCAAGATAATCTGACGCTGCCCTGCCCAACTTGGTCTAGGCATTGTACTTAGATCCTGATTCAGTTGCTACCCAATACTCTACATTGTCACCCTTGAAATGAGAGATCCCACGCTGAGAAATTGACACATCATAATCTTGCGGCATGAACTTGAAGTTCTCAACCTTGAAGATAAAGTCATATTCAGCAGAGGTGCTTGCACGAAGGTCATGAGAGAATTCGTTGGAAGTCGGATTCTTGGTGTCAGTTGCAACCAGATGAACATGACCATCCTTACCACGAACAACAACTTCAGGCAACGCCAACTGATTAGCAGCATTGACCACCTTCTTCAGATCTGCGTAGAACAGACGGAACACAACTTCACGAGAAGGAAGATCCAGTGCCTTATCAGGTGCTGCAGTTACCATTGACGGATCGGTGTAAGTGTAGCGAGACTTATTCGTACCTTCGCTGACCGTTACTGCCTTTTCACCGAAGTCAAAGTCGGCATCTTCAAACAGACTTGCCAGACCCAAGAACTGATTCAAGTCATAAACTGCGAACTCACGAGTAAACGATTCATCGATCACTGCCTGTGCCAGAATATTCTTCTGCTCAGATACGGTGCGAAGAGTGTTACCAACCTTCACACTGATCGAAGGATTGATCGTGGAAAAGTTCTTCAAAACATCAAAAGTCTTATCACTGATTTTCATTATCTACT